CCTGTTCCCCGATCCGGCGGCTAAAGCGGCGGCGCAGCTTGAGCTGCTCAAGATGCAGCAGGCCGGTGATCTAGCACAGCTCGCTGCCGAAACCGATCTGGCAAAGTTGCAAATCCAGACCAACCTTGCCGAGGCCGCAGGCAACTGGTTTACTGCTGGCTGGCGACCGTTCATCGGCTGGATCTGCGGTGTGTCGTTGTGCTACGTGGCGATCATCGAGCCAATAGCGCGGTTTGTGGCGCAGGTTTGGTTTCACTACACCGGCGCGTTTCCGACAATCAACACCGATTTGACCATGCAAGTGCTGCTCGGTATGCTCGGGCTTGGGGCTATGCGGTCGGCTGAAAAAATCAAAGGCGTAGAGGGCAACCGATGATTAGTAATTTTCCGGCGTCACTGGCGCTGGTGTTGAAGGCAGAAGGCGGCTTTGTTAACCATCCACGCGATCCTGGCGGCATGACCAATCTCGGCGTAACGCGCAATGTCTGGCGGGAATGGGTTAACCGCGATGTGGACGAGGCCGAGATGCGAGCATTGACGCCCGAGCTGGTGACGCCGCTTTACAAGCAACGCTATTGGGATGCTTGCAAGTGCGACGATCTGCCGCGTGGTGTGGACTATGCCGTATTCGATGCCGCGGTAAACATGGGTCCAGGACGCGCTGCAAGGCTATTACAAGCGGCGCTAGAGGTGAAGCCAGACGGTATTATCGGCAGGGCCACGATCGCTGCTGCGACCGCTGCTGATCCCGTCGAGCTGCTGGAAGCCTTTAGCTTGGGCAAGGAAGCGTTTTACCAATCCCTGCCGACGTTTGGTGTGTTCGGCAAAGGCTGGCTTAACCGGGTAGCACACGTTCAAGATGCGGCAGAGGGGATGATGGGCTAAGTGTTTTTCTCCCACAGTTTGGCTTCAATGGCTCGGGCAATGTCAATGCGATGCTGAGCCCAAGGAACTGTGTAGTCAAGACTGCGCCATGCCTTATCAATTTCTTCATCCGTCAGCCCGACCCACTGACGCTGTTGTGCGGACGACTCTCTGAAGCACTTGTCAAAATAGTCCTCGTACATCTTCTTTATTTCTGGATGCATTCGCTCCTGCACCGCAACTGTTAAGGATTTCTGAACGGTTGGTTCCGCAAGCGCGGCTTCAAGGGCTTCTGCTTGCTGTGCCAGAACTTTATTTTTCCAGAACTTAATTTCTTCATACTCTAGTGCTCCACATGTGCAAAATTCTCCGTCATTCCAGTAGCGGCAATGATCTGAGTGTCTGAGCTTATTAAGTTCAGGTTTATTCCAATTTACCTGCACAGGTGCTGGCTGTGCAAAGGCTTTTTCTGCGGCTGCAATCGCGGCTTCAAGGTTGCTGATAATATTGTCGTACCAATCCGTACCCTCTGGATGTTTAATTTTTTCTTTGCTCGTCACAAAGACACGAACGACGCTCATTGCGCTTAAGGCCGTTTGCGCGGCGTCTCTTAGTTTGTCGCTCATCATTCACCCTTTCTGAAGTGTCGAGCTATTCTTCCTGCCGCTTCGTATGCGGGGCCGTTCTCATCTTTTTGAACTTGTGCAATACACTCCCGCACAATCAACTCGGCAAACTTCTCCATATCATATTCATTGTCATTATTTCGCTCGCTAACACTCACATAACACTTATCTTTCAATTCCTTAATTAGTTCGTTCATTCTTCAACTCCATAAAAATGTTTCATAATTTCTTCGTCTGCTGACAGTAACGGGCCGCACAATTCTAAGGGAGTATTCTGATACAATTCTGTTATAACAGTTCTGCAATCTTCTACAATCAACTCGGCGAACTTTTCTTTGTCAAAAGTTACACGGTCAAAGCCATTGTCTACACCATATTCAATGGTAGTAGCTTGTTCAGCCAGTTCTTTAATTCGTTCGTTCATCATTCACCCTTTCTGATTTTTGTTGCCAGCGCGAAACCCTCGTCATCCCATGCGCCGGTGTATTGCTCAACGATCTTCGCGCACCGTTCACGCTCTTTTTCCACAGCCTCGGCAAGTTCGCGCTCAAGCTGTCGGGCTAGATCAAGAGCGTCGTCCGTGTTTTGGAATTGCTTTGCAATATCTTCGTCAGAACGATAAGCAAACTGGTTCCACGTTAATAAAAACTTTTGTGCAAACTTATCTGTTCTTGGTGTGTCGCTCATCGCATCACCAGCACTGTGCAGATGATGACCAGCACGACAACCACCAAGCCGATCCTGCCGCAGTCGGCAAATCCCTCTGAATATCCTTCGTCATAATCATTCCAGTTACCCATAAATCCTCCGATCTTTTACCGCCAGAAAAGATACGCTCTTTCGCTCAAAGCAGCTTTTGCATTTCCATATCCTGCGCGTGCCTTTTGTGATCTTGACCAGTTTGTAGCCAGCCTCCCGTCGGCAGGACTGGCAGACGGGGGCGATCATTTCCGCACCTGTTTGATGGCAGGCACGCCTTGCACCTGCTGGCGGTAACGCCGGATCGTAGCGCCCACATCGGTTTTTGCCACATTAGTCGGGATAAACGGGTATTCGATAATGTAGATTTTGCGCTCGCGTAAATAGGCTATGGCGGATTCAAGTTTGTCGTTCATGGCTATTTCCTCTCATTCCAGCGTGAAATTGCTACTTCAAGGGGCTGGTCCGTATCGTGGTGGGGGCCGATCATCTGGCATTCCTCGCACGTAATTGCGATCACGTTTGGCTTAACTTCGTCGACCACCACGTCATCATTCCCGCAAAACGGGCAGGGCAGGATGACGATCTTTTGTTTGCTGCGCTGTTCTCGGGCTGTTTCCCAGCGGTCAAGATCCTGCGAGAATTGACGTTCAATTTCATCAAAGGCATTTCTGCTCATTTCTTCACCTTTTTGGCTTTTGTCGGTTTGTCGGCCTTTTCCCACGGCAGATCGTCGACCAGATCCGCAAAGTGGTCAACCGGCTGCGCTGTCGTAATGTCGCAGTCAAACTCGGTTTTAATGCTGGTCAGGGCAAAATCGCCCAGCAAAGATTTGTCGGCAAGATTGGTTATATCCAAACTGGTATAAACCGGCTGGGCAAACTCGGTGCCGGTGATCTTGTTGCGATAGGTCAGCAAGTTATTGCTGGTCGCATCCATCAGCTCGGCAAACCGGCCGAGCAAAGTCGGAATGTGGCGGTGCTCACCGCATCCAGCACGTTGCGCTGATACATCCATGTCGGGCTTGCCCTGCGCGCACGACCAGCGGGCCTCTCCGTCAGTCTCAGGCGTGCTGTGGGCGCAGGTTCTGCAGCTCACGGCGGGCGCTTCTGTTCCGTAACACTGGTCTTTGAACCGGCAGAATTTGCAGGTAAAGTTCGTGGCATCGTCGGCCAGCGTGACCGCGGGTTCTGGTGACGTAATGATGCGCTCGGCTCGCTGGATGGCCAGATTGAAGGCATCCTTGTCAAATTCGATGCGCTCGGCGTGGATCTCGTCGGTGTCTTTGTTGACCATCAAATACATGGCGCGGGTGAGCTTTGCCCAGCCCATGTATACTTGCATCTGCACGTAGTGCTGCGGCTTGGCCTCCTTTACGCCTTTTTTGACCATCGCGGCAAACGACTTTGCGTTTGCGGTTTTGAATTCGAGCAAATGCGGCGTCTTGGGCGCTTCCAACAAGCCCAGCCCAACACCGTCAAGACTGCCGGCAAAGTGGCCGCCAACAGCCTTGTAACGCCACTGGTTGCCGTCTGCGTCTTTATCCCACACCTCAACGCCGATGTTTCTCAAGTCGGCGATCAAGCGCGGTTCCTGGTGATTGCCTGAGTCAAATAACCTGAGCATCCGGCCGTCAAAGTCTGCCGGTTTTGCCCAGCGGAAAGACAGCCACAAGTATCTGTCGCATTCGTGGCCGATCTCGCTGGCGCCAAGATGCGGGCGCCCCTGCCGGTCGGCGCTGGTTTCGTAATGTTTGAAAATGGCGGTGCGGGTGCTGTTCTGCGGTTCTGGTATCTCTGCCATGATTCCTCCGTAACGCCGGGGCGTTGCCGCCCCAGCTTGTGATTACTTCTTTGCCCAGGGCGTGGCTGCCGCAACCTTGCCGGTTGCAAAACCTGCCGGTGCTGCCGGTTTAGCTTTAGGCGCCGGTGCGCCTGTGGCCGTCGAGTATCCCTTGATGCGGTTGGTCATCTGGCCTGACTGCGGGTTCAGCTCCTGCACCACATCCACCGTGAGCGGGATATTGTGCAATTCGTCACTGTCGCCGGGTTCCATGATGCCCACACAGTGACAAATGGCCGACAGCTC